AGCCGCATTAGCCGCATTAGTCGCCGCACTAGCCGCAATTTTTCTATTCTCCCCAGTATCATTAAGCACAACTTGCTTAGCAGCCTCGATTGCTTTGCGCGGGCGTTTGTCATTCGGATATTCTTGCTCAAAAATTGGCAAAACTTGCTCAGCAGCAAAAACCGAATACGCAATTGCCTGCTCGCGACCGAACAAGCGCACTAGCAGCCAATTCACCCACCAGATTTTTCCGCCATCATCCGCTGCAAGGAGCCTGTTTATAAGCTCCCGCGCCGCGATAGGCTCTTTGATTTCTTCCTCAAAATATGCGATGCCCTCGATGCAAGCGGCGCGGTCTTTCAAAAATTCAATATCAATAATTTTGTTTAAGTTACTCATCTTTTATTCTCCAATAATCCAATTCCAAAGCTAATTATTTTTAGTAGCATTTCTTTACCTCCAGCCGCGTAAGTCGCATGAGCTGCATAAGCCGCCGCATTAGCCGCCAAATAAGCCGCCGAATGAAGCGAATTACCAGCAGCATAAGCCGCATAAGCCGCCGCATTAGCCGCAGTATTAGCCGCATTAGCCGCCGAATAAGTCACATAAGCCTCATCAGCCGCCGCCCTCGCCTTCGCCCTATTCCCTTCATTGTCTTCAATCAGCACTTGTTTAGCGGCTTCAATAGCTTCTCGAGGGCGTTTGTCAGCTGGATATTTTGCTTCGAAAATCGATAATACTTGCTCTGCCGCAAAAACCGCATAAGCAATTGCTTGGTCGCGCGGAAAAAGATTGCACAACAGCCAATTTACCCATTTTATTTTTCCAACATCATCAGCTGCAAGCAGCCTGTTTATAAGCTCCCGCGCCGCGATTGGCTCTGCTATCTGTGTTTCGAAATATACGATGCCCTTTTCGCAAGCATCTTTATCTTTCAAAAACCCTAAATCAATCATTGTGTCTAATGTGCCCATTATTTATTCTCCAATAATACAATTCCATAGTTGATTATTTTTAGGAGCATTTCTTTTTTAGCAGTAGCAACCGCCGCATAAGCCACCGCATAAGCCGCCGCATCAGCCGCATCATCCGCCGCATAAGCCGCATAAGTCGCATCAGCCGCCGCATAAGCCGCATAAGCCGCCGCATCGGCCGCATAAGCCGCCGCATAAGTCGCATCAGCAGCCGAATAAGCCGCATTAGCCGCCGCATAAGCCACATAAGCCGCATTAGCCGCCGCATCGGCCGTCGCTTTAGTCTCCGCCCACGCCGCCCTAGCCGCATCAGCCGCCCTAGCCGCGATTTTTTTATTTTCTTCCGTGTCGCTAAGCGCAACTTGCTTAGCCGCTTCTATCGCTGCGCGAGGGCGTTTATCATCTGGATATTCTTGCTCAAAAATCGCTAAAACTTGCTCCGCTTCAAAAATTGCACAAGCAATCGCTTGCTCATGCGTAAATAGTCGACAAATCAGCCAATTTACCCACCAGATTTTTCCGCCATCATCCGCTGCAAGGAGCTTCTCTATCAGCTCCCGCGCGGCGATAGGTTCTGCTATCTGTGTTTTAAAATATTTTATTCCTTCCTCGCAAGCATCTTTATCTTTCAAAAATTCAATATTAATAATTTTGTTTAAGTTACTCATTTTTTAACCTCCAATAATTCAATTCCATAGTTGATTATTTTTAGGAGCATTTCTTTTTTAGCAGTAGCAGCCGCCGCATAAGCCACCGCACCAGCCGCATGAGCCATATTAGCCGCCGCATAAGTCGCATCAGCCGCCGCATAAGCCGCATAAGCCGCCGCATAAGTCGCATCAGCAGCCGAATAAGCCGCATTAGCCGCCGCCTTAGCCGCGATTTTTCTATTTTCCTCATTATCATTAAGCGCAACTTGCTTAGCAGCCTCGATTGCTTCGCGCGGGAGTTTGTCATCTGGATATTCTTTTTCAAAAATCGGAAGGACTTGCTCAGCAGCAAAAACCGCGTACTGGATGTAGTGTGGGCGGCTAAATAATTTACAAAGCAACCAACTCACCCATCCCATTTTTTCCCGCTTCTTTGTTGCAAGGAGCTTCTCTATCAACTCCCGCGCCAAAATAGGCTCTTTAATTTCTTCCTCAAAATATTTTATGCCCTCATCGCATGCGTTGCGGTCTTTCAAAAACTGTAAATCAATTATTGTGTCTAATACGTTCATTTTATCTTATTTAAATGTGTAGTTTGTCTAGTTTATTAAATACTTTTTTTGAAATAAAATAAAACTCTGCAATTTCTTTGTAATTAATCGTTTGCCAAGTGTATCTTAATAGCGTCCAGCCATTGAGAGACAGCCAATTGTATTTAAGCATATCGTGTAAGTAGCCTTTTCCCCTTACATGCCTGCCTCCGCTCCATACTCCGCCCTCTATCTCAACAGCCATCTTTATATCTTCCCATGCGAAATCAATTCTGGAGGGATGTTCGCCCTTCTCCTTGCCTTTTATATATATGCGATATTCTTCTTGTGGCTTTTCAATTCCTAAGTCTTTTATTGCGCTTAAGAAAAGCCTGCGATACATTTCCGCGCCTATTGCTTTCCCTTTAGCTGTCTCTGGTATTTTGAATGATTTTTGTTTCACGATTACCCTTTATGATAAAAATACATGTACAATAAAAAGAAAATAACTGCTAACCCTATTGCTATCCACAGTGGGCTGAATACCCACAGCCAACTCCACGTTATAGCTCCGCATAATTTTAACGTCATGAATATTAAAAATAGTATAGTTGGAAATGTAAGCGATATCTTCATAAATAACCTTTCTTTTATTGTTTTACTAATGTTCTTATCTGGACACTAAAATCTCTTTCTCGTAAATTTTGATGCCATCAATATTTCTTAAGCCCGCATCGATAGCTCGTTTTATTTTTATATCATCGGGGGACAGAAATTCCGCAGGCACTTTGTTCGCTTCTACAACTTCATAAACCCATTTCTTGCGAATAGATGTGGTGCTACATTGACCTGGCACACGAGTTTCTATTTTTATTTCTTTTGTTTCTGCAATAGATGCTTTTTGAAGATTGATTTGAGCGTCAGCGTAAAGTTTGTTGTCGCCAAATAAAGAAGCCATTTCTTTTTCTTTTTCTGCTAATGCTTTTAATTTTTCAGCTTCTTCTTTTCTTAATTTTTCTTGCTTCTCTAATTCTTTTGCTGCTTTATCTTTGGCATAAAGCAACATTTTTTCTTCTAATGATGTTTTGATTATTGTTATGTCATCGATTGGTTTTTTAAAAAGAGTGTTAATTTTTTTAACCCCGTCATTAAAAGGTTTGACTAACCCTTTTCTGGTGTCTTCTATAGCCTTTATTTTGTTTTTTATAAGTTTCAAAAAATCCGCACTGCGCGCATAATCATCGTCAGTTAGTACATTAAACGATATGTATTCGGCTTGGATGTCTTTGTGTATTTTTTCAACCGCTTTTAAGCTGTCGTCGTAATTGTTGTTCATTTCTCCCCCTGTTATTGTGGAATATCTAAATTACATTCTTCTTCTTTTTCTTTTTTTAATTGTTTTCCTGTTTTAACAAATAAGCCAGCCAATTCATTCTTGAAAAAATTCGTGGCGGCAAAATTCTCCTTCAAATTATTGTAAATTATCCGCAACGCTTCTAAATCTGCGCACTTATCAACCATATTAATCATTTTTGTTTTATATTCGTCTGTTGGTTCTGCTGGTTCGCTTGTCTTTATGGTCGCTATGTTATCCTCTTCTTTTCTATATGATATATCCTGTTCTTTTTCATATTCATCAATTTTAGCCGCAACATAACTCAAATCATTTTCTATAATTTTATCGGCAAACATTTCGTGTGGGCTTTTAGCGACAATATTATTGCAGCTTTGAGTGCAAAAGCAATAACGATTGTCAACAACTGTTGCGAACAAAACAATTGTGAACATGCCCTCTAAGCACACTTTTTCGTCGAGCATTCTTCCTATCGTTTTAATTTTAGTTTTACCAGTTGTTTCATTGGTTTCTGAATGAGAAAGAAAAAATACTTTTATATCTTCTCGCAACGAAGATGCTTGCATGATGATATTCCATGCGTTTTGCCCAATTTCGCTGAATTTCTCGTACCCTTTTTCTAAAGCCCTGCTCATAAATTCGTTGGCCATTACATATTGAAAGTCATCAATAATAATATTTTTTATGTATGGCAAGTCTTTGCTGATTGCCGCCAATATTTTCACTATGTTTTGGCTTCTATCTGTTGCGATCATGTTCCCTTTGTTTTCCTTATCTTTAATGATGTATTTGTTTTTCCAACCTTTGAAGGGTAACGGTTTACCCAGCACATTTATAACAAAGGTTTCTTCATGCTTAAGAGTGCGGATAGATGTGCTTTTACCAGCACCGCTTTCGCCGTAAATTAAAATTGTTTGTGACATTTTTAGTTCTCCGAATATTAGAATATTAGAATATTAGAATGGAATACTATCGTAGTCGTCTTGCGGTTGCTGCTGTTGTTGTTGCTGTTGCTGTTGCTGTTGGTAACTTGCCCCCGCTTTGGTCTGATTGCTATAAGGCGATATAGATACCTTTTTGCCCGCTATTGAAACATTGCGAAACGGTTTTCCGTTGTTAGATACGCCTTCATTTGCGCACAATTTTATATCGACAGTTATTTCGTCGCCAACTTTTTGATTGAAATTTTTAGCTAAATCCCCAAAAAAAGCTATCGGGAATAATTCATCAACCTCCTGCTTCTTTGCATCGAATTTAGTAACATTAAGCAGAATTCTTCTAATATTAAGACCGCTCTTGCTAACAGTCAATGCTTCGACGGAATGCAATGTGCCTCTAAGTTGTAATGGTAAATTTTGTGACATTTTATTGTTCCTCGTGTGTGTTTTGATATTTAGTAATTTTTTTAACAAGCCATTTCCAAAGCTTGCGCATCCATTGTGGTTTATTATTAGAATGGGAAATGGCTTGCCAAAAAAATACTGCCCCCAAAATATATTTATCGTTTTTGGAATTTATAATTTTAATTTTAGGGAAGTTGCTATTGCCCCCTAAGGCTTGCAAGTGATTAGCTGTGAGGCTTGGTAACAAATCATCCCGAATAATAATATCATGAAATCCCCCGCCCAAATACTCTCCATATACAGCTACAGCCTCTCGCGCGGTCATTAACAACATGTCATGTTCAAAATTTAATTTTTGACTAGTAATTGTTTCGCAGGAGGTTTTGATAATAATTTGTGGTTGTTTTTCGCGTTCTTCCCCACACTCCATAGAATTTTCAGGTGCTAACTGCGCTCCTTGCATTCCTTTTAAAAGCTCAGGCGCATGCGTAGCAAAAGTTAGTGCATTTACACGATGTTCAGGGATACCCATTAATCACCTCGCATTTCTTCTAGTAATTCGGTTTCATTGTCTGAAAAATATAATTCTCTTTCTGTCGGGAAAGTGTAATTAGCTATTATTTCATCGACCCGCCATTTGCAATAATCGTCAAGGATTTCACAAAATTCTTTTTTTACTTTGCTGCAAAGCTCTTTCGCATTATTTGCATATTTCTTTTCAAATTTGTTTTTATTTTTCGCGTCAAGTAGCCCGTTTATATGTGAGCGGCTAATTCCTTTTAACAGGTCCAATCTTTCGTTGCAGTCAAAAAAATATTCTTCCCAGCTTTTGTATTCAACATCGTCATCTATGACTTCGATTTTTATTTCTTCCTGATGTTCTTCGTTTAAGTCGCCCCACTCATCAATCCCTTCTGGGGAATAGTCGTGGCACAATATCTCTTCGACGAATGCTTCAAATTTTGTTTTCATAATTTTCCTCTTATAGATAAAACGTGTGCTCCACTTGGATGAGTTCTTTAGAAAGAATGCGCGGATTATTGGAAACCGCACCTCATCGGTGGAGCACAGTAGGCGGGGCATGAAGGATTTGAACCTTCAATTCAGCTTATTAAAGCCTCTCTACTTATTGAGTTAATGCCCCAGAAAAAGTTAAAGATTGTGCCGCGCTGCTTGAGATGTGTTATAATCGCTGTTATTTTCCAACCAACAATTAACAAATTAAAGGACAGCACGGCACGCTCTTTCTTTACTTCACTTACCTAAGCAAGTATACTGACCGCAACATCACTTGTCAATATTATTATGATTAATATTGCAATCGTTCGTAGTATAGTATAATATAAATAATATTGCAACAAAAAGGTGAAAAAATGTTAAATAAAATATCAACGATAAAAAAAATTAAGAACAAACTGGGGTTATCAATCGTAGGAATGGCGAGCGAAATAGGCTGCCACCCTCATCACTTTATGTTTTTACAAAATTTAAGATATTTACCGACAGGAAAAACTTTAATTAAAATATTAAATCTTATCCGCAGGCATAAATTATCGAATGAATTTACTGTCGAACAAATACTTGACGATTACATATGTATAAATTTGGAGGAAAAAACCGATGCGAGCGACAGAGCTGGCTCAACATCTCGCAAAACGAGCAAAAGAACTGTGCGAACAGCTGCTCCCGAGCGGAACAATGCGGGGCGACGAATATGTAGCGGGGTCGGCGGAAGACGAAGTGGGGAAAAGTCTTAACGTATCTATTTCAGGCGAGAAAGCGGGGCAATGGCACGACTTTGCGACTGGTGAGAAGGGTGACTTAATAGGTTTAATTCAAGTAACCAAAAAGATTGGGTTAACAGAGGCGTGTTTATTTGCGCAAAAATTTTTAGGAATTGAGGAAAATAAATTCGCAGTTAGCTCGGAGCGTAAAATATTTAAAAAGCCTAATTTAAGCAGTTATTCGCTCAATAGCGAAGCTGAAAATTATTTGATAGGTAGAAAAATCCCGCTTGAAATTATCAAAAAATATAAAGTTGTTGCTAAAACCGATATTATAATTTTCCCCTATTATAGCATGGGTGGCGAAGTTGTCTACGATAAAGGGCTTAAAATTGCTCGTCAAAACGGGCGCAAACAATTTTACTCCACAAAAGATTGCAAGCCGATTTTATTTGGATGGCAAGCAATAAATAAATTGTCTAGGTCTATTTCTATTTGCGAAGGTGAAATTGATGCTTTATCATTAGCGGCATATGGTTACAATGCGGTATCAATTCCAACTGGCGCGGCTGGCACGAAGTGGATTGAGTACGAATACGACAACCTTGCCGCCTACGACGAAATTTTTATCGTCTACGACAACGATGATGCGGGTAAAGCGGCGATAAAAGAGGTTGTAGAAAGGCTTGGCGCGCACAGGTGCAGAATTGTTACGCTTCCAGAAAAGGACGCAAACGAATGTTTGCAAAAAAATATATCTAGGGAAGAAATAGCGGACTGTTATTTTAATAGCGGATATTTTAAGCCGAAAGAGCTGCGCTTAGCTAAAGAATTTATCGACGCTACTATCGCGCACATGAAAAATGTTGAAGCTGGGCTTGACGGATTGGCACTACCGTTCCCCAGCCTAGCTGGCAAAGTTGCGTTGAGAGACGACGAGCTTACAATCTGGTCAGGGATAAATGGACACGGTAAAAGCCAGTTGATCGGTCAAGTTTGTTTGCATCTAATTGCTCAAGATGTAAAAATATGTATCGCAAGCTTAGAAATTAAACCGCACAGGCTGTTAACGCGGCTAGTACGGCAAGCCACGCTTAAAACGCTGCCCTGTGATGATCATATTAAGCGCGTCTTCAATGATTTTTTTGCTGAAAAATTATGGATATTTGAGCTGGTGGATATGGTAGACATACACAGATTGCTAAACGTTTTTGAATATGCGCGTAAAAGATTTTTTGTTTCGCATTTTGTAATCGACAGTTTAATGAAGCTTGACGTTGGCTCTGAAGACTATTCAGCGCAAGCAAAATTAATCCAACTTTTGGGAGCTTTCAAAAATAAATTTAACTGCCACATTCATTTAATCGTACATCCTCGCAAGCCTTTGAACGAGAAGATTATCCCAAACAAATTGGACGTGAAAGGAGCAAGTGAAATTACAAACGTTGCTGACAATTCTTTTGTGCTGTTTCGCTCTAAAGATAAAGAAGAGGAAATGCGAATATTAGAGGAAGCAGGAATGCCAACACCCTCCGAAATATCCCAAAAAGAAGATGCGCTTCTTATTTGCAACAAGCAGCGCAATGATGGGACGGAGACAAGGACTAAGCTGTGGTTTAACAAGGCAAGCGGGTGCTTTAGGGACAATTACGCAAGCGAGCAAACGCTGTATGTAGGCGGAAAAGACTTGGACGATGAAGAATTGGATAAATTTATTATCGCGCAAAGTTAAAGCTCATAAATTTTCATGAAGTTTAAATAATGCGACTATCAGCAGCCCAATCACGCAAGAAAAAAGGTATTGTGAAGATATTATAAACGCTAATGTAAAGCATAATAAACTAGATAATATCATGTGTGATGCTGTACTCATTATTCCACCTCGTGATCGTACCAAATGCTGTAATGATTATATCCTGCTTCGGGAAAGTTTAGACGTCTATTAATCCTCACTTTGCGATATAACTCATGAATTTCTTTGCGCAAGTCGCTCAAATGGTAGGTATTCTCTAAAGCCAAAGCAAGCTCTGTTCCTTCTTTATCGCTATTTTCCAGCTCTTCTTTAACTTCAGCGTCCACTAAGCGCTTGAGAGCTATGTAATGCCTGCGGTGTTCTTTGTAAGTTTGCAGCAAATCTAGTATGTTCATGATTTTTTCCTCTCTTAATCTTTAATTATTTTTTTAGCGGCATATCTTCTCAACCACGATACATGTAATTAAATAAAACTGGCGGTAGGTATCTGTATCGTCGATGTAGCCTACCCCAACAATGTCGTCGTAATTGATAAAATTTTTGCTGTCGACCACTCTAGACGTTAGCCAGTCTTTCCATCCTTTTTTTAAAACATGAGTAAGTGAAGCATGTGCTTGTTCAAGCGTCGGATACGTCCCAGTCACGTACTCGGCTGGAGTTAGCCTATGCGCGCATGACGACAATTTGTCGTACGATAGCGGGTGCGGTAGTAATTTTATCGTGCTATACTTATAAACGTTAATTATATTCATAATAATGTTTCTCTCTTAGTTAGTTTTAGATAGCCGCTAGGTTTTATTCAATTTCCCTAGCGGCTATTTTTTATGTAAAAAAAGCTAAAAAACAGACTGCGGCAACTGTTACAGCGCAGACAATAAAAATAAGAATTTTAAATATTGCTTCGTATATCTCTATCCGCTTAATCAGCTTATCTATACTATTCATTTTTTAGTCTCCAATTTTTTAAATTCTTGCGCACTAACTTATACATTGTCAGGTTTAGATAGCCGCTAGGTTTTATTCAATTTCCCTAGCGGCTATTTTTTTATGTTAAAATGCAAAACACGGATAATGCAAAAATAAAAAGCAAACTACTGATTAAAAAAGATTGTAATAATAGTAATAATACTGTGTGTAGTTTCATTTTTTAACCCCCAATAATCCAATTCCATAATCGATTATTTTCAACAACATTTCTTTACCTCCAGCCGTATAAGCCGCCGCAGCCGCATAAGCCACCGCCGAATAAGCCGCAGCAGACGCATGAGCCACATCAGACGCATAAGCCGCCGCACTAGCCGCGTAAGTCGCCGAATAAGTCACATAAGCCTTATCAGCCGCCGCCCTCGCCTTCGCCCTATTCCCTTCATTGTCTTCAATCAGCACTTGTTTAGCGGCTTCAATAGCTTCTCGAGGGCGTTTGTCAGCTGGATATTTTGCTTCGAAAATCGATAATACTTGCTCTGCCGCAAAAACCGCATAAGCAATTGCTTGGTCGCGCGGAAAAAGATTGCACAACAGCCAATTTACCCATTTTATTTTTCCAACATCATCAGCTGCAAGCAGCCTGTTTATAAGCTCCCGCGCCGCGATTGGCTCTTTTATTTCTCCCTCAAAATATTTGATGCCATTGATGCAAGCCTCGCGGTCTTTCAAAAATTCAATATCAATCAATCTATTCATTTTTTTTGGTCTCCAATTTTTAGTTTAAATTTTTAGTTTAAATTTTTAATTTAAATTATTTTAACAACGCCAAAAATATCAACATCCTTCTTCAACTTGCCGCGATAGTACCCGCAGCACTTTTGGATGTTCGCAGCAGCTAAAGCTGCAGATTTTTTACTTCCAAAAAATATAGTTATCCAGTCGCAGCCTAATTTTTTTATTTCCGCGCATGTGCGCGCGGCGTAAGTGTGTCCGTAGACGAAAAGTATGTATTTGTTTAAATCAGTCAGCCTACATTTTACTGCCCAATTGCCGTTTGGTTTTTTCCCAGAAATTGCGGAGGCGCTGGGGTGTCGCGTAAAGTTGTATGTATTCATTTTTTAATCTCCAATTTTTAGTTTGTAAATAAGCTGCTTGTGCAGCAGGGAATGCAAAAATATAAATAATTAATTTCTAATAATTTCTAAACTTCGCTCGCGTAATATCGTATATCTTCAAAATTTTTATCTTTCAAAAAACTGTCTTGCTCTACAGCTCTTTTTAAATCAGCTATTGACAATGTTCTATCTCCTTTCACATTTATTTTATGCGTAAAACTTCTCTCTGTTTTGTTGTCTACGATAAAATCGTCGTGCGAAAAAGTTACAGTATATGTTTTTATCATTTCTTTTTTTAGAGATAATTCGTCTTCTTTTTCTTGCTTAAGCATTTCTTTTTCGTGCATTTTTCTTTCTACTTCAAAATCTGCTTGTTCTAAATCTGCTGCGCACGCAGTATCACAAAGAGCAAGGCGGCGACCTTCTTCTAGCACTTTTTCAAGAGCTGCAAAGTTAGATAAAACAAAATCATTAGTTAGCCGTGTTTGTGTATTCATTTTTTTAGTCTCCAATTTAAGAATAGTATTTTGAGTTGATGAGCAATTTTCTTATCAGTTCTTTTGCTTCGTCTGTGTCCAACCCCGCCGCTGTTAAATCGTTTAAAAAACAGTTGTACGAGTGTAAATACTCTGCGTTGCAAAGATTGCGCCCCTCCAAGTCATCCTCCCATCTTATATGCGCGGTAAAAAGATTGTATAGTTGCTCGATTTTGATTTTTTTGTAATTATCGACCGTTTTGCTCAAAAAAATAATTGCTGATTGCAATACTTCCGCAGGTTTTGCGCCCGACGCGGAGTATAGCGTTGTCATACAATCGACTAAATCGCTAATTTTCTGCTCTTCGTATGTCATTTTTTTAGTCTCCAATTTTAGTCAGTTAATAAGGGCTGGTCTTTGTCTTGTTTTCTTACATTCTCTTTTAACGTCCAATTTCTCATTATTTTTAATAATTCTTTCTCTTGTCCGCCAAATTCCTTTTCGTTTTCTTCCCATATATCTGAAAAAAGCACGTGTTTTACTGGCTCTACTTTATTATGATAATCTAGTAAATAAATAGCACTACCTTTGTATCCCTGGCATTTCGCAACTTCTAAATCCCCCTCCCAGTCTCCTTTTTGGTTCTTCCAAGCCACAAGTTTTTTACTTCTTCTGGAGGCAGATACTTCAACGGTTCTACCCGCGTAAATCACCACTTTTTCATAGTCTTGTCCGCGGAAAATGCGGACACGATAACTATATCCGTTATTTTCCAATATTTTTTTAATTTTATTACCAAAATTTTCCATTTTTGCTCTCCAATTTTTGGTTAGTTTAGTTCTTATTGCTTAGTCGTGGGAAATTAGCGCCCACCCATTTATCGTTGTATAAAAAATTATATCCCGTAGCCCGCCATTCTTCCCAATTAAACTTATCCTCATAGTTATAGTTGTAAAAATGAGCCCTGAAATGCGGGTTTGAATTCAATATTTTTTGCACGTCTTCTTTAACTAGAATTTCATCCTCGCGTAGAGTAATCAAGCAAGCAAAGCATACGTCTTCAGTGTGCTCCGCTATCTTCTTTGTCGTTACAATAATATAAGTTTTCATTTTTTAGTCTCTAATTTAAGAATAGTATTTTGAGTTGATGAGCAATTTTCTTATCAGTTCTTTTGCTTCGTCTGTGTCCAACCCCGCCGCTGTTAAATCGTTTAAAAAACAGTTGTACGAGTGTAAATCCTCTGCGCTGCAAAGATTGCGCCCTTCCAAGTCCTCCCCCCATCTTCGATAGCTAGCGAGAAGATTATACATTTGTTCACTTTTGATTTTTTTGTAATTATTGATTGCCTTACTCAAAAAAATAATTGCAGCTTGCAGTACTTCCGTCGTTTTTGCGTTGGACGCGGAGTATAGCGTTGTCATACAATCGACTAAATCGCTAATTTTCTGCTCTTCGTATGTCATTTTTTTAGTCTCCAATTTTAGTTTTAAGTTAATAAGCACAACATGAAAATTGAAAAGCTGATTATACATGACGAGATCAAGCACGCATGTATGAGTAAACAGCCTAATTTTTTCATTTTTTTAATCTCCAATTTTTGTTTAAAATTAAGTTGATTTTTTTTTAGCAATCGCCGCTTTTTTGACGTCGCGCAGATCTTTTATTAACTGCTGCGCGGTTTCTTGCGGACATATCAACCCA